ATATCTTGCAGATGTCTTTGCAAGAATTGAAGGCTATGAAGTCGAGAAGCGAGTCAATATCCGTGGCAACCTGACCGGCACAGTTGACCTTTATGACAGTGTGCGTGGCATCGTCATTGATTGGAAAACCACAAGTCCTAATCAGATGGATCGCAAACGCAAAGAGGGCAAAAATCCTCAATATCACACACAAATTCAACTCTATGGCTATGGAATGGCGCAGACAGGAGCGAAGGTCAATCAAGTTGCCCTTGTCTATCTGCCCACAAGTGGCTCGATAGATGAGATGCACATAGAACTTTATGACTATGACGAATCGGTAGCTCTGAAAGGTTTGGAGCGAATGGATAACATCCACGCTCTACTTGCTCAGGTCGATGTGGAAACAAATCCTGCAATGTGGGAGATGATTCCATCAGCACCAAATCGCCTCTGCAACTATTGTCCTTACTTTTTGCCTTACTCAAAAGACCTCTCGAAAGGATGCTATGGTGAAACCGCGACTCGTAATTAGTCCAATGAAGCATTGGGAAGCAAGAATCCTCAATTCTGTCGCTTGGCTTATTGGAATGCGCGGTGGCTCTGTCGCCTACTGTTGGATTGAAACAACTGAAGAAGCTGATGAAAACGACATTGAAGTCACAATCAATGACATAGTAAAAAACAATGAAGAAGATGAAGCAAACAAAAGAGAAAAGGAGTCGGGGGAATGACCTTCGCATCACCAGGAAATCAAAGCGAGTCAGTGAAAGTGGCAGACCTTGCCAATCACTTGCTCATCATCACACCTACTGAATACAAGACAGGGATTCAAACTGTTCACGGCATCGCCGAGGCAGTCGAAGTCAATGTCTATGATCTTGACACAGGCACAGAACATAATTCTTTGCTTTGGTTCAATGTCGCCTTACGCAATGCGCTAAAGACAAAACTAAATCAGAAGGTTCTTGCCCGCATCGGCCAAGGCCCTGCCAAGCCTGGCAAGAGCGCGCCGTGGATTCTGCTAGATGCCACAAGCGATGCGACAGCAATTGCAAAGGCAAATGCTTATCTTGCGGCAACGCCTGCGCCTGTGGCAGCGCCTGTGCCTGCGCCTGTGGCATCTGTTGCAAATCCAACTGCGGGTCTAACACCTGAAGTTGCAGCTCTGCTCGCACAACTTGGAGCAAAGCCACTATAAATGTGAAAGCAAGGCGGTTTTCCTTCCGTCACCGTCTTGCATCATAAGGTTGCCTGTGTCCTACCTTTCCACGGGCAACCAAGCAGTGCTTGGGAGCGATGAGATACGGGGTCATTCATCGGCAGGTTCGATTCCTGCCACTGCACTCGACAAATAAAAGAGGAGTCAAATGTGTCGCCACATCTTCGAAACCATTGGGGTTCCAATATGTCCTGACTGCGGGCGTGACACTCACGAAACAGATTTTGAGTTTCAAATAGAACTTCATAAGCAATGGATAAGAGATGGCAAGGCAGATTGGAACATCTGCCCACTAGGGGGAACGATTAGGGGATGGTGGTCGATTTAATGATTTGCGGTGATGGTGTAAGAGCAACACAGGAAACATTCCTGTTTTCAGATGGCGGTGCGAATCCGACCTCACCGCTCCAAACTTGCTCCGAGATAACTTACTCGGCGGCTTACGAGCTTGTTTCAAGGCATCATTACCTTGGAACAACTCGTTTTATTGGTCAGTATTGTTTCGGACTAATAGAAGGTTGGGAAGTTATTGGAGCAGTTGTTTATTCTCCTTTATCAGTTCCAAACTCGGCCTTGAGCGCCTTTGGATTACCTAGAGGCAGTTATCCCGACCTTCTTGAGATGTCAAGAATGGTGCTTAGGCCTGACCTCAATGGCACAAACGCAGGATCAAAGTTGATTGGTTATAGTCTGCGCGCTTTGAAGAAGAAAAACATTCGGGCAGTCATAACTTATGCAGATTCAAGTCGCCATTATGGGGCGATTTATCAAGCCTGCAATTTTACTTATCACGGACTTACTCCACAGAAGAACGACTTTTTCTTTTCCGATGGTCGCAAACTGACAAGAGGTAAGTCAAAAGGCTTTGAAGGCAAATGGGTTCCAAGGTCAAGGAAGCATCGTTATCTTTACATTTTTGACAAGAATTTGAAAAGTATTTGGCCACAAGAGCAATTTCCGAAGGAGAAGTAAAACTATGACGGGGGAGAAGAAATGAAATCTGACATCTTGCTGCGAGCCTTAGAGTTTGCTAACCAAGGCATTTCGGTTGTGCCGGTTGCAACTGATGGCTCAAAGAGGCCAGGACTTGATTCTTGGAAGCAATATCAGGAGCGAAGGCCGACAACGGAAGAACTGATGCGTTGGTTTGCAAATGCCGAAGGTGTCGGTGTCATTTGTGGAAAAGTATCAGGCAACCTTGAGATGTTAGAGCTAGAAGGCAGAGCAGTTGCCGACAAAATGCACCTTCAAATTAAAGAATTAGCCTTGAGTGCAGGTCTTGGTGAAATTTGGGATTGCATCAACAATGGTTATGTTGAGATGACACCATCAGGTGGGTTGCATTGGCTTTATCGCATTGATGGCGAGGTTCCTGGCAACACTAAACTTGCAAGAAAGCCTGGCGAAAATGGCGGTATTGATGTCCTAGCCGAAACCAGAGGCGAGGGCGGCTTTGTCATTGTCGCGCCGACAAATGGCACCTGCCATCCATCAGGTGGTAAATGGGAGATGTTGGCAGGCTCGCCTGTGTCAATTCCGACCCTGACCGTTGCCGAGCGCAACGAACTTCATCGTTTATTTATGACTTTTGATGCAATACCTAAGCAAGAAGTCATTACCGAAGAAATTAAGCAAAAGAGCGAAGGTCTAACCCCTGGGGATGATTACAATGCGAGAGTCACTTGGGAGCAGATACTTGAGCCTCTAGGTTGGAAGAAGTTATTTACCAGACCTGATGGCACAACTTCTTGGCGCAGACCAGGAAAAGATTTTGGCACTAGCGCAACTACCAATCACGCTGGCATTGACAAATTCCATATCTTTAGCTCATCAACGATATTTGAGCCCGAGCGGTCATATTCAAAGTTTGCAGTCTTCACTATCGTTGAACATCAGGGCAACTTCACCGCCTCTGCCAAGGCTCTGCGTGAGCAAGGCTATGGCGAGGCAAGAAAAGAGCTTCAGACCTTAGAAGTTCATTCACCTGCCCTAGTTCAACTCCACGATGAAGAAGGCCAACCTTTTGAGTCCTCTTGGATACCTAAACAGATTCAAGAGTTAGAACTAGCCGATGAGCCAGCGCCATCAATGCTTAGACGAGAGGATGGCAACTGTCTTATCTATGCAGGCAAGATAAATGCCATCTTCGGTGAATCTGAAAGTGGTAAGACTTGGCTCGCATTAGAAGCAATAAGGCAGGAACTTGCCAAGAACAACATCGTCTTTTATTTAGACTTTGAAGACTCGGCAAGAGGCATTCTCAATCGCCTCAAGACAATGAAGGTGCCAACAGATAAGTTCAAGTTCTTTAGGTATGCAAACCCTGACTCCAAGCTCGAAGCAGGTGTTGGCGAATTGATGAAGACTGAGATTATGGCCTACCTGCCAAGTCTGATTGTCGTTGATGGTGTCAATGCCGCGATGAACCTTATGGGTCTTGATTTAGAGAAGAATAAGGATGCAACCTTCTTCTCGCAGACAATCTTGAAGCCTTTAAGGATCGGTGGCGCTGGCATTTTGACCATCGACCATGTCACCAAATCAAAGGACAACCGAGGCAACTATGCCATTGGAGCCCAAGCCAAGAGAGCTGACATTGATGGTGCGGCCTTTGCCGTGTCGGTGGCAATGCCATTTGGCAGAGGCATTGACGGAGCCCTTGATATTACTTGCACCAAAGATAGGCCTGGCTTTGTCCGTGCCATCTGCCCTGATGCCAAGACGGTCGGCGTTGCCAACCTTAGAAGCCTGCCCGATGGCGGGATTTCGGTGTCAATATCGGGTGGCAGTGTCAAGATTTCAAGTAGAGAACAGAAGATGGAAGCGGTCTGCGAGCTACTTAGGAATCACGGATACGAGATGCACCGAAATCAAATTGCTGACATCTTGAGAGATAAGAACATTGGCGTTGGCAATGGCGAGTTAAAAGTTGTTTTAGAGTCATTAGTCGGTGGCGGTCACATTACCTATCGAAGAGATGGTCAGAAAATCTATTACAGTTTTGAGCAAGATTTTATTGTCAATGATGTTAAGCCTTGGACTCC